ACTATAAAACAGGTGTTACTTTGATGAAGGCGAATAAATAGAATTGCCAAAGGTCGTTGAGAGGAACGGCATAGACACTGAGGACGTGGGTGCGACTCCCACCGCCTCCACCATAGATACATCACTATACTTTGAGGTCTTGGTCGTTACCAGCATAGCAAAAACGGCGACAGGAGTTAGGATGTATCTTTGATGGGGGCGAACTAGGATCGACTGGTGTAGTAAGGGTTCAAGGAGACCAAAGGCAAATATAGGTGCTAACGACAACGTTTCACCATTTGAGATGGCCCTAGCGGCTTAATCTCATTGGGTTTGGTGGTTTTCCTAGAAACAGAAAAACCATCTTTAACACACAAACACACAGGAGTAAATCATGGATACATATAACGCACATTCACCCTTTACAATCCGGCTAGAACTGCTAAAATTAGCACAGTCAATTGAGAACGATAGAGTATGGGTGGAACGGAATAAACTAGAACAAGAATGGCAAATGAAGCGAGAACAGGCCGACAGAAAAGGTTGGGACACTATACCCGACTTTCCCGACTATGAGGTCGTTACCTATGAAGATGTTATCCGAGTGGCCGAGCAACTAAACAAATTCGTTTCTAGCAAGGGTTGATAATGATGACGCCGGATGATATTCAAAAGTTTAGTATGGAGATTGAGGAACTGGTCTATATGAAAGACATTCCTTATATAGAGGCCGTGATTGAATACTGTGAAGCAACTGGTTTTGAACTAGAAACCGCAGCGAAACTAATCTCCGGCGTCCTCAAATCCAAAATCAAACTTGAAGCAGAAAACCTCCACTACCTCAAAAAGTCAAACACCTCACAACTTCCTCTATAAGAAGGAACTATATTATGGAAAACAAGGAAACTTTCTCCAAGAAGGAGATTGAAAACATCTATCGTATGAAAAACGAGATTGAAGACCTTATCAAGACCAAAGAACTATTCGAGTATTACATTGTCTCTACTCCAACTGCCACTGACAAATTTACAAAGCACTCTTACAGAAATCATCCGTCATTTGTGATTGCTGGTGGTGTGTTTGCTTCTATCTTTCATAAGGAAAAAATAAACGATATTGATGTATTCATTCTGGGTGAACATCATATCATTTCTTCAGAAGATTGGATCACACCCAATTACGATCATTTTTCATCGTTGATTCGTTATAAAGAAGGTAAATGGAATGTGCAATTTCGCTTTAACGAGGATGACAACTATTACAATCCTCATGTCTTTGGCACCGCTACGCACAAGGAATCTGGCATTCAGTATATTATGACCGATCATCTAACAAGACAGGAACTACTAAAGGACTTTGACTTCGTTCATTGCACTGTGTCATATCACGAGGGTAAACTAAACATCAATCGTGGTGCCTATGATGCTATTGCTAACAAACATCTGGTTCCTCAGAACCGTAAGAAGAAGATCAAGCAATGGCGCCAGGATAAGTTTATCCGCCGTGGTTGGTGGGACGATGACAATCCAATAGTAAATCAAACTGGTAGAACTATAAAAGATATCATGGACGAAGTCCTTGATAAAAAAGGTGTAGATATTTTTCAAGATGCCTTGAAGCATCCTCATCCTGTTATTAATCCAACTAACCTCGGAGACGATGTATGGACTGATCTGCTAAAGCAAGATGGAAAAATCAGTCATAAACAGGTGTGGACAAATAGCACGAAAGTAATATGAAACACTTTTCTGGATATGGCGCATATCAGTTGTTTCTGGCCTTACGAACACACTTTCTAAGTCCAAAGTATGACTTCTTTGAAATGCATGGTAAACTCCGTGCAACAAAGGAGTCATACAACAAAAGAAACGATCGGCCGTTTCTTGAGAAGTTGGCGAAAACATATGATCCTGAAACTCTTAGGGATTTTTATATCGCCAACATTCTTGAGGATACACAATATGTGACAGACTTGCTTGATGATAGTGCTGCTGCTAATCTTGTGAAATATCAGGCTCGTCGGCAGGCACTATCATACAATGTGTCCAATGATGTTGATATGGTGCTTCGTAATGGATCTTGCAATGCATTTAAGACGCATCCAGATCAATATCCCGGAGTGCTTGTTCTATATCTACAACGCCGAATCAGTATTGAGTCCATGGTGATCATGAATGACTTTATTCTCTTTAGACAAAAGTTCGATAAATACTATGAAGGTGATGTGATATGGCCTAAGGTATCTCTAAAGATGATCAAGTATAGGCCCTTTTTAAAGTATGATAGAGAGAAGATGAAACTCATACTCAAGGAGCGTATAGAAAATGCTAAATAGATGTGTAGGCCACGGTTGGGGAACCCGCCTACTCTAATACTGTTTAGGAGTATCAGCGATGTTCTATATTTATGCCTATTTAAGAGAAGATGGAACACCATACTATATTGGCAAAGGTTCTGGAAAAAGAGCATGGAAAAAATCAAAAATAGAAATACAACCTCCAAAAGATAAATCCAAAATAGTAATAATGGAGAACAATCTAACTGAAGTTGGATCACTAGCATTAGAAAGATTTTATATAAGATGGTACGGTCGTAAAGATTTATCAACAGGTATATTAAGAAATAGAACTGATGGAGGAGAAGGAGTAACTGGTCCTTTATCAGATGAACATAAGAAAAAACTTAGTTTAGTGAGTCTTGGAAGTAAGCGTTCCAAACAACATTGCGAAAATATAAGAAACGCTGTGTTAAAAAGATTTAGAGAAGATAAGCATCCCACAACACAAGAATGGATAATATCTTTTCCTGACGGACATAAAGAAAAAATATGGAACTACAAAAATTTTTGTAGAGAACATAATCTAAGTTCTGGAACTTTACATCAAACGTTATCATGCAGAAAACATCATAAAGGTTTTTCATTGCAGAGGAGTAACGAATATGAAGGTAATACAGGGCGATGCATCGGACATACTGAAGCAATGGGTTGACGGAAGGTATGAGGTTTTTTACAAATACAATGGAGAAAGAGTATTTCAAATAGAACTATATGAAACGGAAACAAAAACAACGTTTCTACCTAATGAAGAAACCGAACACTATTTGGAGATAATACTTGGATAAACAGCGAAGACAGAAGCGTTTTCAACAAAAGCAACGGCACATCGAGCGCCAGTTCAATATACGAAAGACAAATAATCTCGCATGGGGTTATAATAACAACGAAGAACAAAAGCACCGCTTTCACAAGATGAAGGGATGGACTTGCCATTCTGGTTGTTCTATATGTGGCAACCCTAGGACATATTGGGGTGCTAAGACAATACAAGAAACAAGATTTGAATGTTCCGCTGTTGAACAGACAAACAGAGATTCCATTGGTAAATGGGAATGGGAGGATCTAACTGATCCTCCCATGGAGTGGTGACTATATAGTATTGACAGAGGGAGAAACTTCTGTTATAATGCTACATTATATTATGATTATGTGGACAAGAAACTATACAACGTTATACGGAGAATATACATGAACTTTTCAAATCTAAAGAAGCAGTCCTCAAAGTTTGACAACCTACTCAAGGAAGTCGATAAACTACAGAACCCCACCTACGAGAAGGACGATAGCGCAGATAACTATTGGAAGCCTACACCAGATAAGACTGGTAATGCTCTAGCAGTTATTCGCTTTCTTCCTGGTCCAGCAGTCGATGGCGAAGATGCTCTGCCATTCGTTCGCTATTTTGATCATGGCTTCCAGAACAAGGTTACTGGTAAGTGGTATATCGAAAAGTCTCTAACGACTTTCGATGGTGAGAAGGATCCTGTTTCTGAATACAACTCACAACTCTGGAACTCCACGCAGGATGATAACTCTCCAGAGCGTAAGCAGGCCCGTGACCAGAAGCGCCGCCTACATTACGTTTCCAACATTTATGTGGTGAGTGATCCAAAGAATCCAGAGAATGAGGGTAAGGTCTTCTTGTTCAAGTATGGCAAGAAGATTTTTGACAAGATTACCAAGATGATGAATCCTGACCTTGAGTCAGAACCACGTATCAATCCATTTGATTTGTGGAAAGGCGCTCACTTCAAGTTGAAGATGACACGTCAGAATGTCAATTTTGGTGGTCGCAGCGTTTCATTCCCTAACTATGATGAATCGGTGTTTCTAACACCAGGTCCATTAAGCGAGGATGATGATAAACTAGAAGCAATCTGGAAGAGTGAGTATTCACTAAAGGAGATTGTTGACCGTAAGAACTTCAAGACCTACGATGAACTAAAGCGTAAGTTAGACGATGTTATGGGTCTATCTGGTACACCAGTTCGTGCTGCTAAGCCAGTTATCGAAGACAGTGAAGAAGTTCCATTCACCAATTCTAAGCCTGTTAAGAAGGCGCCAGTTGTAGAAGAGGAAGATGAGGATGATGATCTTGCTGCCTTTAGAAGACTAGCAGAAGACTGAGATAATCGGCGGGGAGAAATCCCCGCCTTTTTTATGATTTGTTTCCGTGACTAAAATGATATCCATTGTCCGCAGTACCAGTCTCAACACCATGGGCTCTACTAGCAACTCTATGTGCTGTAGGATTTCTATATGGTATCTCTGTAACATGACCAAGTTCTTTTAGCCAACTTTGATTATATTGTTCCGGTATTGATAAATTCAATTCGGGCATCTTTCCAGATTTAGTAGATAGATCGTCAAAGTTTTTTTGCAACTCTTGGATAGCAGATGTAAACTCATTCATCACAGGAGTATTATCGGACTGTTGTTGCGGACCGACTTGCTTACCCTTTTGATTAGGAATTACGTCAACAGTCTTAGTATCAGGATTCATTACTGCTGCTTCATTTGTATTCATCGTGAATAGTGGTTGCTGCTGTGCATTGACAACTACAGCATTGTCACCTTGTAATCCGCCGATAGGATATGCAGCAATTTCTTCTGTGCTAACCTTTGTAGTTCCGCCTTTTGCTTTAGGTTTGACTTGTGTCGGAGTGTCTTCTTTCTTCTTATCTTCAATCTTGGTCATGAAAGACTTGGTATCAAAAGTCGCCATTGCTTCTTTTGCTTCTGGTGTCATACCCTTGGTAAAGTGCATAATACCTTTTTCATCTAGACGAACACCGGCTGCTTTTACTCGTGCGTCATCGTTAAATCCGCTAGTGATCATACTATCAGTGGCCATCCAAGATAAAGGATTGCTCTTAAAATCTGAAGTCTGCTTGATGGCATTAATAAATTTTGGTATGTCTACTTTATATCGTTCAGGTGATGATTCAGCAGGTTTTGGTTGCTCTACTGACTTTTGAACTGTTGCTGTTGGTTCTTCTGGTGCAGCAGCGGGAGCAGCAGGTGCAGCAGCAGAAGGAGCAGGAGCAGGTGTTGATGATGTCTCTGCTTTAGGTGTGTTTAACGGTCCTTGTGGTTGTGTTACTGTTTCTAGTGGTTTGATATCACCAACAGGAGACGTTTCCACATGATCTGGAGTTTGATCTGGTGGAATATTTTGTATATTAGGAACACCGGTTGGAATGTTTGGTAATTTTGATGGTCTCGATGACGTTTCGTTAGACGAAGATGTTACTGTTTGATTAATTCCATTTTCTCTTAACTTTGCCAAACCTTGCTCATTTGGTATGTGAACTTTAAAATTATCATAAGAATGTCCATGAGATCC